GTAGTAGCCGTCGAGGCGCACGTGGCAACGCATGAACAGGCTGTAGATGTCTTCATGCAGTTCGCGCACGCTGGGGCGGTAGTCGTCAGAACGGTATTCCTCCTCGAGCGCAGCCAGCACGGCTTCGGAGGCCTTGGCGGTGAGCAGGTGCTTGCCGTGGGCGGCGGTGAGCTCGCCGCGGCGCACGAGGTCTTGGGCCCAGTCGGGCAATTCGGCCAGGCGCATGAGGTTCGAGATCTGCGGGCGCGACATTCGGATGCCGTGCCCGGCCAGCGCCTCCTCGACTTCGGCCAGGCTGCGCTTGCCGTGCTGTTCGCGCATCCGGCGCAGTACCTTCGCCCATTCCATGGGATTGAGGTCGCGGCGCAGGTGGTTCTCCTTCACCTGGTTCAGCAAACGGGCGAGCGGGTCGCTTTCGTCGTCTTCGCTGAGCAGGGCGGGGATGGTTTCCTTGCCGGCGACGACGCAGGCGCGGCAGCGGTTCTCGCCGTACTTGATGATGTAGCGGCCCGGTTTTTTCGGGTTGGGCCGCACGGTGACGGGCTGCAGCACGCCGTGCGCGGCGATGTCCTCGGCCAGCTCGGCGATGAAGGCCTCGTCGAAATCCTTGCGCGGCTGGTCCGGGTCCACGTCGATGAGCTTGAGCGGCAGCTCGGTGACGACGCCGGGTTGCAGCTCGAAGGGTTGGGGTTTTCTGGCGGTGGCGGGCATGGCGACCTCCGGTTTTCAGGGTTTTCGTGGTTTGTTTTTGTGTAGCCTGTAGGCTACAATCAGGACATGGGGTTCGAGATCCGCACCACGCCGGTGTTCGACAGGTGGCTCAAGAGCGTGAAGGACCAGCAAGCCGTTCGGGCCATCGCCATGCGGATTGCGCGGGCGGAAGCCGGACATCTCGGTGATGTCGAGCCGGTCGGCGATGGCGTGTGCGAAATGCGGATCTTCATCGGCAAGGGGTATCGAATCTATTTCGCCCGCCGGGGCGACGCGATATTGCTGTTGCTCAATGGCGGCATCAAGAGCAACAAGAAACAGCAGCAAGCCGATATTCAGCGAGCCCGCGAAATCCTGGCGCAAATCGAGGAGTAGGCCATGAAGACGAAGCCCTTCAACCCGTTCGATTACATGGAAACGCAGGCGGAAATCGACGCCTACCTGCTCGAATGCTTCAACGACGATGATCCGCAGGTGTTCGTGAATGCTCTCGGCCACTTGGCCAGGCACTATGGCGTGAGCGAGGTGGCCGAGGCCGCCGGCCTCAATCGGGAAAGCCTGTACAAGATCATCAACGGCAAGTCCAAGCCAAGATGGGAAACGGTGCGACGGCTGATGAAAGCCATGCACGTCGATCTGACCATCGCCGCCTGAACGCGGCGTTTCCCGGGTAACGGTATTTCCCTCATTCATTCCCGCTCTCCTGCGCCATGGCGCGCGATCTCCCCCGTTCAATTCGGGATGCGGCTGTGCAGGCGGTGCACGCAGCAGGTGCACAGCATGACGGGGCCGGTGTCGGGGCGGGTTTCGCTGCGCCAGGGTTCGAGCTGGCCGGGCCAGACGTAGCGGCCGCAGAGGTCGCATTGGTCCAGGTCGATGGCGAGCGGCGCAGAGGGGCGCCCGGGTTGGCGTTCCGTTCTCGTCGCGTTCATGGCGTTTCCTCCTTGGCGCGGATGCGCTGGTAGATTTCCTCGCGGTGCACGGACACGTGGGCGGGGGCGTCGATGCCCAGGCGCACGTTGCCGTGCGGGTCGACGCCCAGGATGCGCACGCGGATGTCGTGACCGATCCGGATGTCTTCTCCAATCTTGCGTCCCAGTACGAGCATGGGTTTCCTCCTTGCGGGTGGTAGGTCGAGAGGCGTTTCCCGGGAAACGAACGCCTTAAATTGCGTTCTCGTCGAGTTTGTGATCTCCACACCAGTCGGTTTCAAATACCACCGGATATCCGTTCATCGTGGGAGCATGACGTCGGCAGCGGCCAATTGGCGCGGTATTTTCAGATGACTCAGATTTGGCCTTGATCACGAACCACATGCATGTGGCGCACGCCATGTTCTTGTTACGGTGTTTCCATGGATCAGGGTTCATATCTCTCTCCTTTTAAGCTGCGTTGAAAAAACGTCACCATTCGATGAGCCGGTATTTCACGCCCGCCTTGTTGAGCCCCTGGTCCCGCTGTTCCGTGGAGGACTGGTGGGACAGGTACAAGGTGAGGCGGCCGGCGCGATAACCGGCTTCGATGGTGCCGATGGGGTTGTTCCAGCGCTGGATGCGGCCATCGGCGCGCTGCAGGCGGATGTCGTCGCTCGGCAGGTGCAGGCCGATGCCGATGTCCACGTAGAACAGGCCGGCGAGGAGGATGGCGCTCATGGCGCCGGCTTTGCGGTTACGCGACGGAACGGGCATGGTTCTTCTCCAGTTTGTCCAGGTAATCGAAAATGCCCTGGTTGGCGCGAAACAGCCACAGGTCGCGCAGGGCGCGCGCATCGTCCAATACAGGCCACCAGGCCGGGTTGGTGTCTGCGGCAAGGCGCATGGCTTCGCACCAGCCGGCCAGCCAGCCGGAAAAGGTGTCGTCGCGCGTCTGGCGGCGCAGCATGTTGCCGTTGGCCTCGTATTCGTCCACCAGAGCGCAGTTGTTGCGCCACTCCTGGTACAGCACGCTCCTGGCATGGTCGTAGATGTTCATGGTTTCCTCCTTTTCCTTGCGAGGGTTCGAAAACGCCGGCGCAGGTGAAACTCCACGCCGCGGCCCAAGCCGGCGCCGGCATGGCAGCGGCGCAGAAAGGTGCGGTGGCGCTGCGGGCGCGGGAGCCTGTGCCGCGCATCCCGCCGCCAGAGCCGCCTGGCCGCGAGCCGGATGCGCAGGTCACTCATCGTCTTCCTCCAGCCGGTTGATGCCGCTCATGGTGGCGAGCACGGCGAGCAGGCCCAGCACGAACAGGCCGCCGACGGCGAGCAGGAGCAGGACGAGCGTGGCCATGTCCACGGCTCAGGCCCTCGCTAGCTCGAGCGGGAAGCGCAGGGTGCGGCCTACGGCCCGGGCCTGCAGGTACATGTCGCGCCGGCAGAGCCAGCGGCCGTAGCGGGCGGCGTTGCGGCGGGTCTGGATATCAGGCTGGTGTTGGCGGATCACGAATGACTGAAGTGGGTTCATGGCGGTTCCTCCTGATGACTATGGGAGAAACATAGCAACCGAAAGTTGCTATGTCAACAACCGTGGGTTGTGTTTTTATGTGCAATAAGGCATATATGTGCTTTTGGTGGGCTGGAGGGGGAGGGCTGTGGGGGTGGTGTGGGAAGCGGATATACTGATAGAGATAGAGTTTTTGTTGCGTTATTCGGATATACTCGCAGCACTCAATAAAGTAATACTCTTATTCTGGTTTTTGTCTGAACAGTTTCGCCACAACAACAAAAAAGTGGATGACGTTTCGTGAGTATCGAACGAAGACGGCTCATGAACGGACGATGCGACCGAAAAACGACATGAAGAAAATCGCTTGCGTCGATCTCTATTGCGGCGTAGGCGGACTTTCCTATGGCCTGAAGAAGGCCGGGGTGAACGTCGTTGCCGGAATCGACGTGGACGAGAGCTGCAAGTGGGGATACGAGCGCAACGTCGAGGCGCGTTTCGTGCGGGCCGACGTCGCCGATCTGAGCGGAGACGATCTGTGCGAGCTCTTCCCTCCGGCCGAACATCGTCTGCTCGCCGGATGTGCGCCGTGCCAGCCGTTTTCCACTTACGGCAGAACGCGGCAGGGTTCCGACGACAGGTGGTCGTTGTTGCGCGAGTTCTCGCGCCTGGTCGAAGAGACGAAGCCGGAGTTCGTGACCATGGAGAACGTGGAAGGACTCGCCTCTCATCGCGTGTTCGGCGAATTCCTGGAAACGTTGGAAGAATGTGGTTATGCCGTCGCTCATGGTGTGCTGGCGTGCGAACGGTTCGGCGTTCCGCAGCGGCGGCGGCGTCTGGTGCTCGTGGCGTCACGCATCGGCGACGCCGTCCTTCCAGAACCTGATGGCGGGTCGCCGCGGACGGTAAGGGATACGATCGAACGATTGCCGCCAATCGCCGCAGGCGGCGGGCCTTGCGATAGCGACCGTTTTCACGTCGCCGCCGGTCTTTCCGAGCTGAATCTGCGTCGCATCCGCAATTCCGTCGAGGGTGGTTCATGGCGGGATTGGCCGAAAGAGCTTCGGGCTCCGTGCCACCGGCGCGAAACCGGCGCCACGTATCCGTCCGTGTACGGCAGGATGCGCTGGGACGAGCCTGCGCCGACCATCACCACCCAGTGTTATGCCTACGGCAGCGGTCGTTTCGGACATCCTGAGCAGGATCGCGCCATCTCGCTGCGCGAGGCGGCCATGCTCCAGTCGTTCCCGTCGAACTGGGAGTTCGTGCCGCCGGGAGAGGAGATCCATTTCGCCACCATCGGCCGCGCCATCGGCAACGCCGTGCCGCCGAAGCTCGCCGAGGCCGTCGGCCGCACGATCATCACGCTTTCGGAAGCTGGAAGATCGCCGCGAGCCGATGCCGTAGCGTGAGCAAATCCCGGGTTTCGCATTCCCAGATCGTTTCCACCCGCCATCCGGCGTCGCGCAGCGCCTGCGCCACGCGCGCATCGCGCGCGACGTTTTCCTCGAACTTCGGTATCCAGTAGTCTCGCCGCGTCTTCGGCGTCGTGGCTTTGCCGCAGCCGGGATGCCGATGCCAGAAACAGCCGTGAACGAAGAGGCAGACGCGGTGTTTCGGAAACACCAGGTCCGGCGTGCCGGGCAGATCCTTGCGGTGCAGGCGGAAGCGGAGTCCGAGGGCGTGCGCGGCCTTGCGCACGGCGATTTCAGGCGCAGTGCCTTCGCGGCGGACGGCGCGCATGATTTCGCTGCGGGTCTTCTTTTGACTGATCAAGAGAGAACGTCGTCGATGAAGTCGATTTCCTTCGTGCGTTCCAAGTATTCGGAATAGGCCTGCTTCGCCTTGACGATCAATTCGTCGTAGGTAAAGACCTTCGAACCGGGCATGATCGATGCGATCGGGGTTTCCACATCACGGGTTCGCTCTCCAAGAACGATGATCACCTCGAATCGTTCGTGCGGGAACTTTCTTTCGAGCGCCACCTTGTATTTTTCCACCTGGTCGAGAAGCGTTCCGGTCGTGGGTCTGACGCTGGCGCGTTTCAGTTCCACGATGAGGTGCTTTCCGGAGACCGCTTTGTAACGAATGTCGATGCGGCCGTATTCGTCGTTCGTGCCTTCATCTCCGGAGAATTCCGGTAGCAGCCGGATGCGCTCTTCCATGCTCGTGTCGTCCGTGGCGCGATCCCATGAAGGGTCGAGCAACCACAGATGGTCGAACAGATATTTCTGCAGCGCCCTTTCCTTCTGATTCTCGTCGACCAGACTGGCGAATTCCGTCACCGCTTCCAGGCGGTTTCGGGCGATGTCGCGGTACATGGACGCCTCGAGGGCGTCTCGATCCGCGAGCAACTTGAGAAGGGCGTCAACGCCTTCGGCGAGTGCCTGCTCGAGCGATTCCGCGTCGCCGCGCATGCGCAGCCGCTCGAAACCGTAAATTGCGTGGCGAACGAGGTCCTTGCGCGCCTCGGCCGGTTCCGTTTCTTCGGGCAGAGGCATGGCCGCGATACGGCCGAGAAGCGTTTCAGCCTTTCTTCGCCAGCCGGAGTCGAGTCGGCCTAGCCAGTCGTCGATTCGCGGATATTGCTCACGCAGTTCGTCGGCCTTGTCGGAAACGCGCAATTCGCTCCAACGGTTCGCGATCTCGCGCAAACGAGATGACAGGAACGAGACGAGTTCGTTCACTCGCGGATCATCCTCACGAAGTCGTTGTCGGTCGCTGGTCACGATGTCGTCGCCGGTGCTGTCGTCCAGCCAATCGGCTTCGATCTGGCCGGTGACGTAGCTTGCGAAGATGCCGGCGTCATGCAATTTCGGCAGGATGTCTTCCTGTACGAGCCGGCCGCGGCTCATGACCACGATGGAATTGAGATTCCCTTCCGGCGTGGAGAGTTGTTTGGGTCTGTCCACGGTACCGATCCAACCACGCACGACACGCTCTTGCGGCCATCCCGGGGCACGGGCATGCATATCGAACCGTTTCAACAGATTGGGTGGTTCGTCCACATCGCTGCCTTCCATCACCCAGAGGTACTGAACGAATTTCAGGTCTTCGCGATCGGCAGATCTGACCTCGGTACCGTTGACGAAGACCCTGAACTCATTTCCTCCGATCACCGAGAATCGACGCGCCAGCCTGCGACGCAGCGATTCCGGGCGCGCGTCTCGCAACCTGGGCTTGAGCCGTGAAAGGCGAATCAGGGTACCGCTATCGGCCAGTTCCGAATCGTGTTCCGGCGTCACGGCAGGCGGCTCGTAACGGTTGGACGTTCCATCTTCCATTCGATCACGTAGCTCCGGCACGTCGATGACGAGCGCGGCGACGTCGCCACCTTCGCGCCGCGTCTCCAGGCGGATTTCGTCGGCGATGGAGAAGAGAGACAGTTTGCCGATGCCCTTGCGGCCCATGACCGGGCGGCGGAGTCTTTCCGAAACGTCACCGACGGTTCGACGGCGGTAGCCGACGCGAAGGTACCTGTCGTTCACCTCGGCCGGCGTCATTCCGATGCCGTCGTCGCGGATGACGATGACGTCGTTCGCGATATCGAGGTCGAGGTGCACGTTGCGTGCGTCGGCGTCCCAGGCGTTCGCGACGGCCTCGGTAAGCACGGCGGCCACGCTGCTGTACAGACCGTCGGCAAGATGGTCGAGTACGGTGAGGTCGATCGTCAGGCTGTAGGTCGGGGCGTTTTCCGGCGGCATGCGTGATTCTCAAAACGGTTCGTTGCGCGGTGCGCCGCAGTCGTCGGTGGTGCAGATGCGCCAGTCGGGGAAGCCGGAGCGGACTTCGGGGTAGGGTGGGGGAAGGTCGCGGATGGGGGCGGCGGCGGTGTGGTAGTCGGCCAGGCGTTTTTCGAGGGTGGCGGTGTACCGGCGCAGGTCCTGGAGCTGGGCCGCCTGGCGCTCGAGGGCGGCGACGCTGACGGCGAAGGCGAGGGCCGAGCCGAAGCCGATCAGCAGGAGCGAGGAGGCGCTGACGAGGAGGGGGCGGCGCAGGTTGGCGAGGATGCGGTCGGCGCGTTTCCCGGGGAACGGTTGGGATGACGGTGGTGCTTCATCCGCTTCGGATACAATGTTGGCAATTTGTTCGACGAGGTTTTGCTGCTCTTTACGCAGCGCGTCGTTTTTTCTTGAGGGCATGCTCCTTCACCTTCTCTATAGATATCAGGTTGTCGAAGTCGCCAAAATACGGTTCGTGTCGCTTGATTTCATCTTCGTCCATCTCCGACATCAGCTCTAGCTCGATCATCAAATAGCGGTAGATCAGACTTTCTAGTTTGGCGCGCTGGCGTGCGATGAATCGTTTACCTGTCCGCTCCTGGAGTTCGTCTACAGCCTCAATGGCCATGGCGAGGATGTCAACTTCATTTTCTGCGCCAAAATCTAAAGCAGGAAAAGCAGGAGTTTGCTGCTCAGTAACATGATTTTGTCGTGTTATAGGTGACTCTTGCATTGGCCCGATTCCGGTTAACAGCCACTCGCCACGCACACCTAGTTTCTTGGCTATTTCTGGAATTCTTTTTGTATCTGGTATAGAAAAGCCATCAAGCCACTTTCTGGCTGACTCCCCTGAAACCCCAAACATTCTCGCCAATTCGGCGCGTCGCCCACGGCCTTTCACTATACCGGCAAGGTCGCATGCGGCATGAAGTCGCTTCGAGAATTCTTGTTTTTCATCAATCATGGCAACCATAAGTTGTAATTTAGATTTTTCCACCGCACTTATCAGGTGTTGACAAGCGCAACTTTCGGTTGCTAATCTCATTTCATGAACCAGATTCAGAGAGTGAAAGTGATCTTCGGGAGCTATTCAGCCGTCGGTGCGGCGCTTGGCGTATCTGGCGAAGCGGTTCGCAAATGGGAGCTGCATGGCGTTCCCGCAGAGCGCGTCCTCGCCATCGAGGCCGCCACCGATTACCAGGTCAGCCGCCACGAGCTGCGCCCGGACCTCTATCCGAAGGAGTCCTGGTGCCAGTGCCCGGCTTGCCGCCGGCGGCAGGAGGACGATGCCGCATGAGCCGCCGGGCCGCGATTCTCCCTCCTCCCCGAGGCCGCGATACGGCGGTTTCCGGGGCGGCTTCGCCGCCGCGGCGCGGCGGCGCCCTTTCTTCCCTGCCGCCTCGCATGGTGCCGGGCGGCGCTTTCCCCATGCAACACACGATCGCAGGAGGTGCGAGATGAACCGGTACGTGGACGGCTACGAGGCGCTGCGCCAGATGTGCTGGGGCCATGACGCCTACGCCATCGCCTATCACCTGGCGGAGGTGGACGGGATCTGGAAGGGCCGCGATCCGGAGCGGGGCGCGGGGCGGGTGCGGTCCTGCCTGTCGCGCGAGAAGAAGGAGTTCTTCCGCATGTCGGAGATCATCGCGATCACGCGCCTGACGCGCCAGTACGACGCCATCTGGTTCATGTGCGACGAGCTTGGCCTGTCGCGGCCCCAGCCAACGGATGTGGCGGCCCAGGTGGCGCAGTTGCGCGAGACCATCGACGACGCGGCGCGCCGTCTGGCCGGCGCCAGCGATTCGCTGTCGCGCCTTTCGGGCGATGCGCCGCCGGCGATCCGGGGACGCGCGCCGGCGCCCCGGCCGGCTTCGCATTTCCGGTCGGAGACGCGCCATTGAGGGCGGCCTTCCGCGATCCGGTGTTCGAACAGGTGTTGCGCATGCAGATCCGGGAGCGGGGCTGCCGGTGCTGCGCACGGCGCGTCGAGCTGGCTTCCGGGGATGTGCGCTGCGGCAACGGCCGGCGCTTTCCATCCTGCCGCGGCCAGCGCGGCGGTTTCGTGCTGGAGGAGGATGGATGATCACGCAGTGGAACGATGATGAGGATGCGGCGTTGCAGGGACTGCCGCATTTCGCGCAACTGCTCTATCTGCGCGTGTTGCGTCGATATATGGATTACCGTGATGGCGTCGTCGGACTCAGGCGCAGGATCTCGTATCAGATGATCCGGGAGACGCTTGCCGTCGAGCGCGACAGGGGCAGCAGGACGCGGGACGATGAGCATGTCAGCCAGAAGAAGATCCGGGTGGCCATGGATCAGTTGACGAAGGCGGGGCTGGTGCAGTGGCCACAGGCGCGTGAGAAGTTCAGCGCCATGGTCATGCGCCTGCCGATGGCTTCGATCGACCCGAATTTTTGCGAGGGATCGGCAGACATAGGGGAGATCTGTCTTCAGGAGGAAGGGCATGAGAAGGGCATGGAAGGAAGGGCACGGGTAGGGCGTGGCGAAAATGTAGTGTTCATGCGGTCTCGCGCGGGTTTTCCACAGGCGGGAGGGGCACGAGAGGGGCATGGGAGGAAGGGCATACCTCCGGATCTCCGGATAGATAGACAGATAGATGCGCGATCGTCCCCGAGTTATCCACAGCCCGCCGTTTCCAGCGAAACCGGCGGCAAGGCGCCGGACGAGGTGCCGGCCCTGGGAGAGGCGATCGCGATGCTGGTGGATGCGGGGGTGCGTTCCTCTGCAGCGACGAGCGTGGATCACCGCCTGCTGCTGGCGGATCTGCTGCAGGCGGGGGCGACGCGGGCGATGCTCGCCGAGGCGATTCGCAAGGCGCAGCAGGCGAAGCAGGGCAGGCCGTGGAGCGTGTTCTATCTCGAGCCCATCGTGCGAGAACTGCTTTCCCCATCCACGACGAACGAGGCCGCGAGGCCGGGAGGTTCCCATGCCGCACATCAGCTACGCCGCAAAAGCGGCGCAGGATTCATTGCGCAAGGGTTCGAGCAACATTGCCAGGGGACGGCGGAAGGCGAGGAGGGCTGAGGTGGACGTGAAGCGCATCCACAAGCTCTTCGCGCGGTTCAACGGGGCCTACGGGCATTCGTGGTCGAGCCGGTTCGCGTCGGAGGCGATGTACGAGCTGACGGTGCAGGAGTGGGCGCAGGACCTGGCGCATTTCAGCGACGGCGAGCTGGAGGAGGCCTACGCGGAGTGCAAGAAGCGCTACACGCTGGCGCCGACGCTGCCGCAGTTCAGAGAGCTGGCGAAGCTAGCGCATTACCGGCGGGGGCGCCATCCGGCGCCGGCGCCCTCCGGGCCGCGCAACGTGGCGCTGGCGCGCGAGCATCTGGCGCAGATGTACCGGCTGCTGGGGCGCGTGGAACGGGCGCTGGAGGGCGAAGAGCCGATGCCGGGCGCGCAGGACGCGGCGCGGGACGGTTCGTGATCGGGTTTGATCGGGAAACGCGAGAGGAGGCGACGATGTCTGACCAGACGATGCAAGCGCTGCACGAGCTGATGCGGAAAATCCGGCCGTATCTGGCCATGGCCGGCGAATCGCTGGCCGTCGACCGGCGCGAGGATGCGACGGGCGTGGAGGTGACCTTCGCGCTCGATGAGCGACCGGACGTGCGGCCCGGCCGGCGCTACGTGATGCTGCTGGTGGAAATCGACGACGACGAGGCCTGCGTGCCGGCCGGGGAGGACGCATGAGCATCGCGCAGGACGTGTTCGAGGCGTTGCACTACATGCCGGGGCCGGTGTCGGCGAAGGCGAACGAGGCGGCAGAGACGGGCGCAGGCGGTGCGTGCGAGGCGAAGGTGGTGCCGTTGGCGCACAAGGACGGGAAAGCCGCCGAGAACGTCTCTGAGGCGGTCTCGCAAGATTCCGGCCGGGGAGGGTTCATGGTGGTTCTGTGCCGGGGGAAGCTCGACGAGTCGATTCGGGATGCGATCGTGCGCCGCGGTTTCCGCATGGCCGGGATCGACTGCTACCACGGGCATTCGGCGTATCACTTCGAGTGCCGGGGAGAGTGACGATGTCGGCGCCGGCGGAGTTGGTGGAGCGGTTGGCGAATCCGGTGCGGCTGGTCGCGGACGACGGTCATCCGGAGGTGCCGGGATGGCACTGCGCGGGGATGCCGGACCACTGGTTCGCGGCGATGCGGATGAAGTGGGCGAACGACTGGTCGGGCGCGAACCTGCTGGAATACCGCCTGTGGATGGCGGCGGTGGACATGGCCATCGAGGGTCGCTGGCGCGTGCCGTCCGGCGGGGAGCGCCTGCGGCGCATGGCGGGGCTGGCGATCGCGGAGCTGGCCGATCCGGAACGGTATCGCGCCACGGATGCCTGGCAGCTCAAGGCGGCGTGGGTCGGTGTGACGAAGTCGCGCTGGTTCGAGACGTGGCAGCCACGTTACGAGGCGCTATACCGGGTGCTGGACGACTGGAGCAACGCGGCCTGGCGGTTCGTGAAGGCGCGCCAGAACGGGATGGTTTCAGCAGACTTGCAAAACCGGGACTGAGCGGCTACGATTTTTCCATACTCGGACAAATGCCCCCAGGGCATTTCTCCCCAGCCGGGTATCCGCGCAAATCCATGAACAGAACCCCGCCTCGGCGGGGTTCTTTCGTTTTCGGGAGATGAAATGCATCTGGGCGATCCGAGCAACTGGCTGCCGTTCTTCCTGACCGCGGGGTCGAGCCGGCTGAACGTGCAGCGCATCATCGAGGCGGTGATCATCGCCGGCATCAGCGGCGGCGTGACGATGTACGGCGCGCAGAAGATGCTGGTGACCCGCCTCGAGAACATGGACCGCAACATCATGCGCCTGGAAAAACGCCAGGAGCGCATGTTCAACGATCTGTACCGGCCGCGCGTGTCGCCGCTGGAGCAGCGGTGGCAACACCTGGAGCGGTCCGGCGGGCGATGAGCGAATTTTTCCCGGAGAACCACGGTGGCGAGACGAAACATCAACGGCCTGACGCCGAAGCAGCAGGTCTTCTGCGATCTGTTTCGCGCCAGCGAGGATCCGTCCGTGCGGGGCAATGCCAAGGCCTGCTACATGCTGGCCTACGGGGCGTCGGACAAGAGCGCTGAGGCCAACGGGCCGCGCCTGCTGAAGAATCCGCACGTGGCCGAGTATCTGGCCACCAAGCGGCAGGCGGCGGAGGAGAAGGCCGACGTGAGCGAGGAGCGCATTCTGCGCGAGGTGGCGGCCATCGCGTTCCTGGACCCGGCGGAGTATTTCGACCCGCACGGCAATCTGTTGCCCATCCACGAGATGCCGGAACGGGCACGCCGGGCTCTGGCCTCGGTGGAGGTGACGACGATGGGCAAGGATGCCGAGGCCCTGGTGACGAAGATCCGGAACTGGGACAAGAAGGGCTCCCTCGAACTGCTGATGAAGCACAAGAAGATGCTCACCGACAAGGTGGAGCACGGCGGGGAGATCAAGACCGGCGGCGTGCTCGTGGCGCCGGGTGACGTGAGCCTGGACGAATGGCTGAACCAGCATTACGGCAAGAACAAGAAGTAGAAGTCGTCTGGCAGCCGTTCCCGGGCGGCCAGACGCGCTTTCTGTCCTGCCCGGTGCGGGAGATCTTCGCGGAGGGGAACCGGGGCGGGGGAAAGACCGAAACCCTGCTCATGAAATACCTGCGCTACGTGGGGACGGGGTTCGGGGCGGCGTGGACGGGGATCATCTTCCGCCGGGAGTACAAGCACCTCGACGACGTGGTGAAGAAGTGCAAGCGCTGGATCCCGCAAATCTTCCCCGAGGCCCGCTGGCTGAGCGCGAAAAGCGACTACAAGTGGGTGTTCCCCGACGGCGAAGAGCTGTTCCTGCGAGCGATGAAGGACCCGGACGATTACTGGAACTACCACGGCCACGAGTATCCCTTCATCGCCTGGGAGGAGCTGACCAACTGGCCGAGCAACGATTGCTACGAGGTGATGAAGAGCTGCAATCGCTGTTCGGTGAAGGGCGTGCCGCGCTTCTACGTTTCCACGGGAAACCCCTACGGGGCCGGCCACGGCTGGGTGAAGGAGCATTTCATCGACATCGGGCCGGAAGGGACGGTGGCGACGGACGACCAGGGCAACGCCCGGGTGCGCATCCATGTGGACCTGGAAGACAACCGGGCGATGATGGAGAACGACCCGGAGTACGTGAAGCAGCTCGACGGGATCGAGAACCCGGAGCTGCGCAAGGCCTGGCGCGAGGGCGACTGGGATATCGTGGTCGGCGGGTTCCTGCAGGGGATCTGGAACCCGAAGGTGCACGTGGTCGAGCCGTTCGAGATTCCGCTCGACTGGCCGCGCTGGCGGGCCATGGACTGGGGCTTCGCGGCGCCGTATTCCATCGGCTGGTACGCGATCAGCCCGGAGGGGGTGGTGTACCGCTACCGGGAACTCTACGGCTACGGCGGCAAGGCGGGGGTGGGCACCCGGGAGTCGGCCACGGAGGTGGCCAGGAAGGTGCTGGCGGCGGAGAAGCGCGAGCGGGATGCCGGGGTGGTGTTCCGGCGCAATCCGGCCGACAGCCAGATCTTCGCCAACGACGGGCGCGAGAAGACCATCGAGGAGTATTTCCGCCGCGAGGGCGTGCGCTGGGTGAAGGCCACGAAAGGGCCCGGGTCTCGCGTGAACGGGGCGCAGGCCATCATCCAGGCGCTGCAGCAGGAGAAGTTCAAGGTCTTCGACACTTGCGTGCACTTCATCCGCACCGTGCCGGTGCTGATGCCCGATCCGCACAACTGGGAGGATGTGGATACGGAGATGGAGGACCATTGCTTCGTCGGCGATACGCAGGTGATGACGGACGAAGGGCCTGTGGCCATCCGGGACCTGGTCGGGCGGTCCGGCAGGGTGGTGTCGGTCGACGGCTTGCGGCGGTTCGCGCATTGCAGGATGACACGCAGGACCGCCAGCGTGGTCACGGTCAGGTTCGAGGATGGCACGCAGGTGACATGCACGCCTGACCACAGGTTCGTTGGAGTGAACGGGTGGATCGAGGCAAGATATCTGACGGGAAGAAGCGTGTGCATGTTGTCTCGGACACGATCCAGGAGTTCATGGGCGTCCGATACTACCTGTGCGGGAGATACTTCCAAAGGCGTGGCAGACGGCTTCATCGTGTCGTATGGGAAGCGCATCGCGGCAAGATTCCTTCGGGCTATCAAATCCATCATGTCGACGGCGACAAGCGCAACAATCAGATCGAGAATCTACAGTGTTTGCCGATCACCATCCATCAGCGTCATCACGCCAGGGAAAGAAGACTGCACGAGATCGGACGCAAGGCGGGTGCAACCGCCGCTGCGGCAAATTGGCACGGAAGCGAGGAAGGACGGCGATGGCACCGGGAGCACTACGAGAAGCATTTGCGCGCCATTCACACCGATCGCACGGTGGAAAAACAATGTCAGTTCTGTGGTGCGCCGTTTTTTACGACCAGGGCAGCGGCCGGACGTGCCATGTATTGCTCGAGACGCTGTGCGGCCGCTGCGGGTCGTCGCCGTAGAGCCGGCAGGCAAGTCTGATGTGTATTGCCTGTCCGTGCCGGTGACGCACGCGTTTTCGCTGGCCAACGGGGTTTTGGTCTCGAACTGCTGGGACGAGGCAATGTATTCGCTGCGTTCCCGGCACAGGGCCTTGCGGCTGGATGAGGAGAACAGGGAACCGAAGCCGGGCACCTACGACTGGCTGATCAAGGTGACGTCGGAGAAACGGCGCACCATTCGCATCTGACCCGGCTCCGGCCGGGTTTTTTTCACCGGTGAAAACGACAGGAGAAAGACCATGAGCCTCAATGTGAAGACCATCGCTTCCGCGCAGGGCGTGGGCAGTTCCGCGGCCGTGCGCATGGATACCACGCCCCACATGGCCAAGGATTCCGGCGTGGCCGTGATCCAGCCGGCCGCCGGCTCTGATCGCAACTGGGCGCTGGAGAAGTCGGTCGACGATGGCGCCACCTGGACCGCGGTGCTCTCGGGTTCCGGCGCGGCGCTGAAGATCGCCGAGGTGCAGATGGCCGAGCAGATGCGCCTGACCGTGTCGGGCGGGACCGCCGGCACCGTCGATGCGCTGGTGATGGCCTGATCGAGGGCATGACGTGAAGGATGCCGCCGACCGCGACCGGGACGGGATGACGGACGAGCCTGAACGCCGTCCGCATCGCGACCTGGTGCGGCGGTGGAACGGCCGCATCGACGAGGCGAAGAAGGGCAACCGGCGCCTCTACGCGCAGATCGAGGAACACCGGCGCTACGTGCGCGGGACCCGCCGCTCGGAGTTGGGCGACGAGGAGCAGGTTCGCACGAATCTGATCTACGCGACGCTGGCCTCGATGCTGCCGCACATCTATGCGAAGAATCCGGAGATCGCGGTCACGCCCACGGAGGCGGTGGACCCCGCACAGTATCCGGCGGTGAAGGGCTTTGCGCGCACGCTGGAGATCGTGCTGAACCGCTCGCTCGAGGACGCCAGCCTCAAGAAGCGGGCCAAGGGCGCGGTGCGCTCGGCGATGACCACGAAGCTCGGCTGGGTGAAGGTGATCTACCAGCGCGACATTCGGACCGATCCGGTCATCCAGGGCCGGATCAACGATGCGCAGGAGAACATCCGGCGGATCGAGTACCTGATCGAGGCCTGCGAGGACGAGGCGGAGCGCCGGCACAACGAGGCGCTGAAGGCCGAGCTGATCCAGCAGGTGGCGGCGCTCGAGGAGCAGGTGGAGGTGAGCGCGGCCGAGGGCGTGGTGATCGACCGCCTGCTCACCGAGGACGTGCTCGTCGATCCGAGCATCAAGGATTTCGACTGCTACGCCGACGCGGAGTGGATCGCGCACCGGATCTGGTACCGGCCCGACCGCTACGAGGAGGCCTTCGGCAAGGCGGCCGGCAGCAAGGCGAAGCTCTATTCGGCGGACGGCGCAGAGAATGCCGGCGCCAAACGCTCGGACGACGACGCCTATCTGGCGGTGTGGGAGATCTGGCACAAGGGGTCGAACACGGTTTACACCCTCTGCGAAGGGGAGGAGGACTGGGCCAGGGCGCCGTATCGGCCGCAGAAGCTCGGCGAGCAGTGGTATCCGCTGTTCCCGCTGGGGCTGCACTTGGTGGACGGGCAGTTCCTGCCCATGTCCACGGTGGAGATGCTCAAGGGCCTGCAGGACGAGTACGAGCAGACCCGGGCCGACTACGCGGAGCTGCGCGCCAAGAACAAGCCGCACTACGTGACCAGCTCGGAGACGCCCGAGCGGGACATTCAGCGCAAGGTGGTGGCCGGGATCGGCGAGGTGGTGATCGTGGACGCCAACGGCCGGCCGATCCGCGAGGTGTTCGACGTGGCGCAGCAGTTGCCCATCGATCCGGCGCAATACGACACCAGCCAGATCCGGGCCGACATGGAGTGGATGTCGGGCCTGGGCGATGCGGCGCGCGGCTCGGTGATGCGGGCCAAGACCGCGACCGAGGCGGAGATCATGCAGGCTGGCCTGGCGAGCCGCACCACGGAGATGCAGGACGCCATCGAGGACTGGATCCGGGACATCGCGCAGTACGTGGCCGAAATCCTGCTGCAGGAGCTGACGCCGCCGCAGGTGCAGCGCATGGCCGGGGAAGGCGCGGTCTGGCCGCAGATGCGCAAGGACGAGATCTTCGACCTGGTGCAGATCGAGATCCGCGCCGGGACCACCGGCAAGCCGAACAAGATCCAGGAGCAGAAGAACTGGCTGGAGTTCATGCCGCAACTGCGGGAGCTGATCGCGCAGGTGAGCGAGCTGCGCAAGGCGGGCGATGCGGAGACGGCGGACGCGCTGGTGCGCGTGGCCCGGGAAACCATCCGCCGCTTCGACGAGCGCTTCGACGTGGAGGAGTTCCTGCCCCAGGCCGCGCAGGACGGCGGGCAGAACGCGCAGTTGCAGCAGATCCAGCAGCAGATGGCGGAGATGCGCAAGCAAATGGAGTTGCTGGATGCGCAGATCCGCAAGACCAATGCCGAGGCGATGAAGTCGGAGGCGGAGGCGGCGGCCACGGCGCAGGGCGTCGGCATGCCCCTGCCTGCATCGCCGAGGCCCAGTGACGGGATGTTGCCATGAGCCTGGCGCCGCAGACGTTTACCGGATTGCTCGACGAGTTCGGGAACCTGGTTCCGATCCTGGCCCTGCAACCGACGCACGCGAGCCTGAGCGTGAGCGGTGCGTCGGCGAGGGTGGCCCTGCCCGGCAACGGGGTCGTGTACCGCCTGTCGGCCAGCAAGGATTGCTGGCTCCAGTTCGGCGACGCCAATGTGGTGGCGGGCGTCGGCGACATGCTGTTCCTGCAGGGAACAGAAATCGTGCGCTTGCCGACGGCGGCGACGCACATCGCGGCGATCACGGTGGACGGAACCAGCGCCCAGCTGGGCATCACCGAAATGCTAGGGGAGAACTGATCATGTGGCCGTTCAAGCGGAAGTCGAAGCCGGAGCCGGCTGTGGGGTACACGGGCCAGCCGGTGCACGTGAATCTGTCGCCAGACGACAGCCGGGCCATCGTGCGTCATCTGTCTCGGATCCGGGCTTGCCGGCAGGCCTGCCGAAAGTCGAGCGCGACGCCGGAGCGGATCGCGCGGCTGCACGAGGAGATCCGCCGGCGCGCGAATCTGCTGGCGGCAGCCGGGATCGAGACGCCGACCGACGCCGATGCGCTCGAGCAACTCATTCGACGTTACGGGGGATAGGCGATGCCCTGGAATCTCTACGATGCGTTCCGCGAGGGCCAACAGGATGCGCGGCAGATCAATCTGGATGCGGTGAATCTCTACATCGCTATCGTGTCCTCGCTGTATACGCCGGATCAGAATCTGCACGAGTACTTCAGCGATATTACGAACGAGGTGTCCGGCGGCGGCTACACGGCCGGCGGCAATGCGTGTCTGAACCCCATCGTGTCGATGGATACGGCAGGCCTGGTGACTTTCGATGCGGACGATCCGGCGGTGTGGGCCCAGGATGCGACCGGATTCACCAACGGCCGCCGGTTCATCGCCTATGACCGGACCGGGGTGGATGCCACGGCATGGAGACTGATCGCCTTCACCGATCCGGAAGCGGCGGATTTCGGCAACGTGGCCGGGCCGCTGACGTTCCAGTTGTCGGCGTCCGGCCTGTTCACGAGCCCGAGGTAAGACGCATGGCCTGGTACGCGGTCTATCAGGTGGCCGACGGGACATTGGTCAGCATCGGCAGCCGCGTTCCGGATTCGACGCAGCTGTCGAAGAAGGGGCTGGCGAGCAAGGCCTTCGCCTTCGATCCTCGCAACGGGTACACATGGAATCCCGTTACCCTCGCCTTCGATGCGGTCGCACGACGGCGCGCACCGATCTCGACCCAGGCGTTCTTCGACAGGTTCACCGACGCGGAACTGGGTGCGATCATCGATGCGCGGGACAATGGCGCGGACCCGCAGGTAAGGCTGATCCTGAAGGCGTTCTTCGAGCGTTTGTGGGCGGCCAACGAGGTCCATCTCGATTCGCAGCGGGTGGCCGATGGACTGGCGTTTCTCGAAGCGCAGGGGTTGATCGCGGCAGGCCGGGCGGCAGAGATCCGATCGTGAGTCGTCTCGATCTCCAGGCGCGTATCGTCAACCACGGCAATTACGGCCTCGACTACGCAACGAGCCTCGGAACGGTCGTCAGTGGCGCTTCCGGCGTTTGGGGAAACTGGGTGGAGATCATTCCCGCGCTGCCCGCGACTGTGAACGGGTTCTTCGTCATTTGCGGTCCGCAGTTTCAAAACCCGGCCTACGGTGGTTTTCTGCGGATCGGCGCCGGCGCGACCGGGTCAGAGCGGCAAATCTCCAGGGAGTTTTTGATCACCGCAGACGCTTCGGGCAAGGAGGTGCAGTTCGTAAAGGCGCACGCGAACGCGGGCGAGCGGATTTCCGTCAGTCTCGTCACCGCGCCCAACACGTATCTGTCTCTCATTCCGGTGTTCGTGCAAGGGGCGCCGCTTGCGGAGATCGTCCATTCCTCGATGGCGGAATTGGGCGGGGTCGGGTCGGATACGGCGATCGCATTCCCTTATCCGACCGCAGACAACGCGTCGACGGCGTGGACGGAAATCTGCGCCGCCTGCCCAGCCGAGGTTGATTTGGCTCTCGTGGGGCTCGCCAACGTAGCAGGAGACAGAACCGGTGGCGAAGGTGACGAGAGCATCATCGTCGAGCTGGGCGTGGGGGCGGCCGGGAGCGAGACGAGGGTGTCGGCTTTTCATACGCGCATACAGAGCTGGTCGGATTCCTTCAACCCGTCCATGTTCGAGATCCCGGTGGCGTTTTCGAAAGGAGACAGGGTTTCCGTGCGTTGGCAATCGGATGCGGCCACGCTGCACACGCCATGGACTCTGGGTATGCGGTACACGTTCAAGAAGGTGCGGTAATGGCAGTCATCGCAAGCGGCACGATTACGCCGGTCGCCATCGGGACCGAGGAGTTGGTGACGAGCCAGACGGCGGCGGGATACTACCTGGCGTCGTTCAATCTGGCGAACATGGCTGATGGAGACGAGGTCGAGTTCACGATTCGGATGAAGGTGTTACCGACCGAGACGCTGGCCGTCGGTGCCAGTGCCGGCATCGTCTACCGACTGCCGGTTACCTACCAGGATGCGCTGGCGAATCCGGTGATCCTGCTGCCGCCGTTGCATTCGGAGCATGAGTTCATGCTCGCCATCAACCAGACGGCGGGGGTCGCGAAGGCGTTCGCCTGGTCGGTCGACAGCCCATGACCTTCTACTGGTTTTCGAGCGCCGCCGCCCAGTCCGTGCTTGTTGGCGGCGGTGCCGTCACGATTTCGGCGTCGCCGGCGACGTTCGCGCATGCCGGACAGGCGACTTCGCTGAGCGCCGCGACGATTATCCAGGCAGCGGGTGCCACAGTGTCGTTCCTCGGGCAGGGGTATTCGCTCACGCAGGGGGCGCTGATCGTGGCGCCCGCTGCAGTGCTGTCGCAGGTCGGGCGGGTGTATGCGGTCAGCGCCGCGACGCTGATCGTGGCAGCAAGCGGAACGCTGTCCTGGCTCGGGCAGGCCTACCAGGTAGCTGCTGAAACGCGCCTGCTGGCCGCCACGGCGACGCTGCGTCTGCTTGGGCAGGCGATGTCGATCATCCGAGAAACCGTCACGACCGCCACCACGGCCGCAATGCGGTTTTTCGGGCAGACGGCGCAGTTGCCAGGCACGGCGCAGGTCGTGCGCGGCACGCGCAGGATGATGTTGGCCGGGTTCTTCCGGCGATAGTTGAATCTACAGGAGATCCCCATGAATACAAAAGACGAAGGCGGGCAGAATCCGCAGCCTGCGCCCGGGAACGCGCCGGAGGCAGAGAACGACGACGGCGTTGGCGGGACGGATGGCGAAGGCGGGAACGAGCCGACCAGCCTGCTCGATGCGCTGACCGAGGAGCTGGGCGGGGAGGATGACGACGCGGCAGGCGAGCCGGTTTCCCGGGAAACGGAGGGCGACGGTTCGGCAGACGATGAAGAGGGCGATGACGATGATGAACAGGAAACCGAAGAAGCCGGCGAAGGGGCGCAGGAAGAAGCGCCGGTAACGGACGAGGAGGACCTCTACGCGCCCCTGCCCGAGGATGTGAAGGAGAAGACCCGGGAGCGCTTCGAGAAGCTGGTGGAGTCGCACAAGGCGGTGACGCGGCAGCTGGAGACCTTCCGCGAGGAGAACGAGGGGTTCCGGGAGGTCATCCGCTATTCGCAGGCCACCCCCGAGGAGTTCAACCAGCTCGTCGAGTATTCCCATCTGGTCAAGAGCGGCGATCCGGAGAACCTGAAGGCCGCGCTGAAGATCCTCGACGAGCAGCGGGCGGCCATCGCGCGCCTGGTCAACGAGCCGGTGGCCGGCGTCGACCAGCTCGCCGAGTTTCCCGATCTGCGCGAACGGGTGGAGCGCATGGAGCTGGGCGAACAGGATGCGATCGAGATCGCGGCGCTGCGCCGCCGGGAGGCGGCCATCCAGGCCCAGCAGCAGGCGGCCGCGCAGCAGCGGCAGCAGGCGGAGTCGCTCCAGCAGCAGGCGGCCGCCGCGCAGCAGGAAATCGTGGCCCTCGCCAGCCAGTGGCAGGCCAACGACATCGACTATCCGAAGAAGCACGAGCGGCTGATGGCCAAGGCGCAGGAGATCGCCGCTACCTATCCGCCGCATCTGTGGAAGCAGGCGCTGGCGGATTACTACGACGCCATGCAGGTGGCCGCGCCGCCGGCGCCACCGCCGCAGGAGAATCCGCCGCAACCGCTCCGGCCCCGACCGGGCGGGGGTGGCAAACCGGTTCCGCAGAGCATGTTGCAGGCTGTGGAACAGGCGCTGGGCGACTGATCGCCCGGCATCAGCACTAGCCGTATCGCCGGAGTCGCGCCCGGCAGGACAGTATCGAGGCCTCGTCTCCCTCAAGTGCTGGGAAAAACATCGCGTTTCGTGTTCAACCCACACTGAAGGAGTATCGCCATGCCTTTCACCGCAGAAGAGATCGCGGCCGCCGGCAAGATCAGTCTGGATTATTACCAGAAGAACAAGCCGGTCGACCAGGTCAACACCGAGCGTCCGCTGCTGAAGACCCTCAAGGCCAAGCAGAAGACCGCGCCGGGCAACAAGCAGTTCATCGTGGAGCAGCTGCGCAAGTCCAACGGCTCCAATTTCCAGTGGTTCAACGGCTCGGAAGTCGTCACCTACAACAAGCGGCGCAACATCGAGCAGGCGCAGTACGCCTGGCGCTCCGCCCACGACGGCTTCGCGCTGGACGAGGACCGGCTGATCCAGAACGGGATCACCATCGACGAGTCCGGCAAGGGCAAGAACCACACCCAGGCCGAGCGGGTCCAGCTCACCAATCTGCTGGAAGAGGAGATCGAGGCGCTGGATCTGGGCTTTGAGGAGAAGTTCGATCAGGCCCTGCACCTGGATGGCACCCAGGATGCCGACGCCGTCATCGGCCTCGACGCCCTCGTTTCGCTGACCCCGGCCACCGGCACCGTCGGCGGCATCGATGCGGCCGCCAACGCCTTCTGGCGCAACCACGCCGCCACCGGCCTCACCGTGGCCACCACCACCGGCAACATCCTCACCCAGATGGAGCTGGCCTGGCGGGCCTGCATCCGCAACGGCGGCGTGCCGGATTTCATTCTGGTGGGTTCCGATTTCCTCGACGGGTACCGGAACTTCATGATGAACACCTACGGAAGGGTGAACTACACGCCCACCGGCGCCAAGAACATCGACGGCGGGTCCGGGCACAAGGAAGGCGTGAGCACCGGCATCTACTTCAACGGGGTGGAGCTGGTCTGGGACCCGGTGTTCAGCGAGTTGGACACGCTGTATGCGCCGGCCACGCCCTGGGAGAAGCGCTGCTACTTCATCAACACCCGCCACATGCGGTTGCGGCCCATCGACGGCCAGGACATGGTGACCCGCAAGCCGCCCCGGGCCTATGACAAGTACGAGTACTACTGGGGCCTGACCTGGCGCGGCGCCGTGTGCTGCAACCGCCGCAACGCCCACGCCGTGCTGGCCATCGCCTGACGCATGGGGGCCACGCCGGTCGTGTGGGCCCGTGCGGCCGGCGTGGTACGTCAACGGGCCACCTTTCCCCAACGCACGAGGAGAATGACATGAGCGAGATTCACGCGAAGCGCGTGCACGTGGTGGTGGACCGCGGGCCGATGGAGAAGATCCCGACCACGATCTATGCGCACGAGGTGCCCTGCCTGGAGATCCAGCATGGCGAGGGCTCGGTGCATGTGCCTGAGCAACTGCCAGACGGGATGGACTACGCCGAGAACGGGGCGGTGGTGACGCTGGATCTGGACGAGGAGTGGGCGCGCCTGATCGGCAAGTACGGTCGCCACCCGGACATGAACGTGTCGGTGTGCGAGTACGTGTTCCAGGGGCAGAAGGCGAACCTGGCCAGGGCCTGCGCCGAGAGCGCGACGCGGGACGAGACGCGCGGCACCGCCGGCGTCGATGCCGACGGCGACGGCAACATGGCCAAGGCGGAGATCCAGGCGGCCCTGGCCGAGATGGCGATCCCGTTCCACAAGAACGCCACCAAGGCGGTGCTGCTGGAGACGCTGCGCGACGGCCTGAGCCAGATCCTCGACGAGGCCGGCGTGGACCATGACGTGGACGCGCCGGTGGAGGTGCTCTACCGGCAGGCCCGGGATCTGATGACCGAGGGTAGCGACTGATGGCGTTGCCCGGGAAACCGACCCTGGGCGAGTTGCGGGCCGAGGTGCTGGCGCGCCTCGGCTTCGCGGCCCAGGGCGCCGCGGCCGGGAATCTGATCACGACGGTCGATTCCTATCTGAAGCGGGCGCAGGACTATCTGTACTGGAAGTACGATTTCCGCGAGCTGCGGCGGGTGCGGGACATCACGGTCAACCCCGGGCAAACCCTGTACGACTGGCCGGACGACATGGAGCCGCGGCGCCTGGTGTCGGTGCAGGTGCTGGATCACGGGATCTGGGTGCCGCTGGAGGAGGGCATCGAGTATTTCCACGATACGGTCGCTGACACGCGCTTCCATCCCCGGCGGTTCGACCGGCGCGACCAGCTCGAGATCTGGCCGCAGCCGGATGCGAGCTACACGCTGCGCGTCGAGTATTACCGGCGACTGGGGCGGTTCGCCCAGGACGGCGACCGCTGCACCATCGACGATGCGCTGCTGTTCAACTACGCCCTGGCCAAGGCCAAGCGGCATTACAACCAGCCCGACGCGCAGGACTACTTCGACGAGGTGGCCGATCTGCTGCGTCGGCTGAAGAGCGGGGAGCACGGCCAGCGCCGCTACGTGGTCGGCGACAAGCCGGGAACGCCGATGCCGCGGCCGAAGGTGATCGACTACCCATGACCCGCGCGATCACCTTCGACCGCTTCGAGGTGGGCCTCGATCTGCGCAAGGGGCCGAGCGTCTCCGACGCGAACCGCCTGCGGCAGTTGAAGAACGCCTACGTGACCACCGGCAAGGTGGTGCGCAAGCGCCCGGGCCTGCGCAAGGTGGCGACGCTGGAGGCCGGCACGAAAGGCCTGGTGGCGGGACTGGGCAAGCTGCACACCTTCTACGAGTCCGGGAACATCACGCACGCCGATCCGCTGTTCCAGGCCAACCCGGTGGCGCATCCCGACACGTCGCAACCGGTGGTGCGGGTGCACAAGGGCGACGTGTTCGAGGGGTTTCTGTACGTGTCGGTGGAATACGCCGACGGGAGCATCTGGCATCACTATCTGGATGGCGCGCTGCCGTCGCACATCGCGGACGTCAACTGTCCGCAGACGGCTTCCTGGATCAAGATGTCTTCCAAGATCTGGGCGGTGGACGGCGACGTGGTGCGCTTTTCCGCCACCAGTCTGCCGCGCGACTGGACGACGGCCGAGGATGCCGGTTTCCTGCCCACGGGCCTGCAGCAGGCCGGCGCCCTCGAGGCCCTGGCCCTCGGCCAGCAGGAGCGGGACCTGGTGGTGTACTTCGCCGACAGCGCGCAGATCTGGGTGCCGGATCCGGACCCGGCCCTGCACGTGTTCAAGAAGCCGATCAACGGTGTCGGCACGCGCTGGCCGCGCAGCGTGAACAACGTCTCCGGCGACAGCTTCTTCCTGTCGGATTACGGGTTCCGCTCCATCAGCATGCGCGGGGCCACCGACAACCTGACCGACGTGGACGTGGGCAGTCCGATCGATTCGCTGGTGACGCCGCTGCTGACGAGCGGGATCGATCCGGTGTCGGCCTATTACGCCGGCGGCGGGCAGTACTGGTGCGCCATCGGCGGGACGGTGTTCACCTACACCTTCTCCCGGACCATGAAGATCAGCGCCTGGGCGCAATACGACCTCGGGGTGCCCATCGACGACATGGCCGAGCTGGCCGGCAAGCTCTATGTCCGCTCGGCGGACGAGGTCTACCAGGTGGACGAGTCGGTGCATACCGACGACGGCGCCATGTACGAGATGGTGATGGAGATGCCGTTCCTGGACTTCAAGCTGCCGGGCGTGATGAAGCGGATCGTCGGGGTCGATGCGGTGATTCAGGGCGAGGCCGATTTGCGGCTGCGGTGGGATCCGCGGGATACGAGCCGGATCACGGAGCCGGTGCCGCTCGGCGGCGATACCCGTCCGGGGGCCATGACGCCCGTCGAGGTGACGGCCACGTCGGTGGCGCCGGTGATCACCTCGACCACCGATCAGCCGGTGCAGATCGATGCGCTCACGTTCTACTACGACGCCTTGGGGGTGATCTGATGTGGGATGTCCACGTGTACCAGATCTGTTTGCTCGATCCCGTGCCGCGGCGGGAGCGTGTGGAGATCCGCACCTTCCGCCGGCGATGGCAGGCGCTGGCCTACGCCTGGTGGGTGAGGCTGCCTTTCGGGCTGACGCTGTTCGTGCAGGCAGGAGAGGTGCATGAGCACCCGGCTGACGACGCTGCTTGACGCGGCGGCCGCGACCGGGCCGGGCACCGCGCTGGATCTCTCCGCGGAGCCTCGCTACCAGGGCGGCGCCCACAGCTTCGAGGTGAGCGGCACGTTCGTGGGCAGCGTGGCCATTGAGGCCTCGGTGGATGGCGGCACGGTCTGGCATCCGCTCGGGACGTTCACCGACGGCGGCGGCCTGCTGAACGCCGGTGGCGCATACACGCAACTGCGCGGCAACGTGACGGCCTACACCAGCGGAGCGATCACCCTGACGGTGCGGTACGGGCTGCTGCAGGACCTGAAGGCCGATCTCGACACGCTGCTCGGCCGCCTGACGCAGCCCCGCGCCGGCTATCTCGACAACCTGGTGCGGCTCGACACGAAGGTCTCCGGCGTGTCGGCCAAGGCCAACATCGACAATCTGATCAAGCAACTGCGGGCGCAGGTGCCGGTGTGATCGCGCCGCTGACCATCGACCAGGCGCTGTACGTTGCGCGGCGCATGCGCGAGGTCGATTTCGCGGAGGTGATGGCGACCCGCTGGGACGACGATCCGGACCGGTTCGCCGTCGATTCGTTCCGGTTGCCCGGCGTGGCTTGGGCCGCCACGACCGCGGTCGGGGAGCCGGCGGCCATCGGCGGCGTGGCGCTGCACACGCCGGGCGTCGGTACGGCCTGGCTCGTGACCACCGAGGCGTTTCCGCAGGTGGCGCTGTCGGTCACGCGGCACGTGCGGCAGGTCGTCGACAGGCTGCTCGCCGGGGAGCTGCGCCGGATCCACGCCTGGTCGGCGGCCTTTCACGTGGAGGCGCACCGTTGGATGGAGCGGGTCGGGATGCGCCGCGAGGCGGTGCTGCGGGCCCTGGGCAAGGATGGCGAGGATTTCTTCATGTACGCGATCACGCGGGAGGAGTGAGTCATGTGTGGAGGCGGAGGCGGCGACGGCGGCGCGGCGGCCCGCGAGGCGGAGCGGCAGCGCAAGCAGAACGAGGCCATCGCGCGCGTCAACCGGTTGTTCGGGGTGTACACGGAAACGCCCAAACCGCGCGAGGAGGATTTCTACTATACCGACAATACCGGCGATGGCGGCAGGGTCTTCGACAAGGCGGCCTACGACCGCGCCCTGCAGGCGTGGGAGGCCGAGAACGCGCGGTTGCGGGCCGCGGCGGACGAGAACGCCCAGGCGCGCACGCAGCTCTACGACCGGACCCGGCAGGACGTGCGCGACTACTACATGAACGATTTGAACCGCCAACGGCAGGACACGGAACGCCAGGCCCGCTTCGGCCTGGCACGGCGGGGCGTGATCGGCGGCTCTTCCGAGCTGGATGTGGGAGACAACATCCTCGAGCAGTACAACCGCGGGGTGCTCGACATCGGCAACCGGGCCGACGCGGCCGCCACGCGCCTGCGCACGGCGGACGAGCAGGCGCGACTGGATCTGATTTCCCGGATCCGTTCCGGCATGTCCGCCGGCAACGCGGTGCAAAGCGCCACGACCACGCTGCAGAACAATCTCGAGGCGGCCCGCAGCAACGCGATGGCCGATGCCCTGGGGCAGGTGTTCTCGGACTACGGCTATTACGTGACCGAGCAGGCCAGGAACCGTGGTTACCGCCGTGGCAGAGGCGGCACCTTCTACGCCAACCCGCGCAGCTACTACGGGAGGACATGAGCATGTGCGAACCGAGCCTGATCATGATGGGCGTCGGCATGGCGCTGCAGTACAAGGCGCAACAGGATGCCCAGGCGCGGGTGCGCCGGGCGCTGGGTCTGGCCGAGGATCGCAACGACCGCTACAACCAGCAGGTGATCGACATTACCGACGAGAACGCGCAGCAGTACGACGCCAAACAGCGCCTCGAGGCGAGCGACCAGGCCGGCGAGGCGGCGACACGGTCTCTGACGGCGTATCTGCAACAGGCGCGCGATGCGGGCATGGGCGAGGTGAGCGCGGCCACGCAGGGGCGCACCAGCCAGGTCTTCGATGCGGAGCGCGCCAGGCGCACCGCGGCGCAGGCCGATTCCGCCGTGCGCCTGGCGCAGCTCATGGGCCGGGTGCGCGGGCCGATGGATCTGCGCACCGAGGAGGGCTTCGCCAACGCCGATGCCGCCAGCCGCCTGGGCCTGATCGGCCAGGAGCAACTGGCGATGGCCCGCGCCGGGCTGGCCGACGCGCGACTGGCCGGCACGCCCGATCCGTTTCTGACAACGGTCGGCGGCGCCCTGCGTGGCTATGGCGCCGGCATGGCCGCATCGGGCGGCACGACCACAACAGCCACGGGCAAGCCGGTGGCGCAAAGCACCTATGGCCCGGTCTATTCCGGCAAGCGGGGTCCGTACATTCCACGTTCACTGTTCAAGGGGTGAGTCATGGCGCAACGAAACTACGCTCCCATGGCGCGAGGCGCCTACGAGCTGGCCAGGGCCTTCGCCATGGCGCCGGCCGTCGAGCGGCGCGCCTCGCGCGCGGCGATGCAGGATGCGCTCGACGGCGCGCTGGCGCAGGCGCGGATCGACAAGTACCGAACCGACGCAGAACTCGGGCGCCAGCGCCTGGCCGGGATGGAGGAAGGGCGCAACCGGTTCCTCGCCGGGGCCACCGGCCTGACGCAGCCCCAGCTCGACGAGCTGAACCGGGCCATGAACGAAGGCTGGCTGCGGCAGGCCGAGGGCCCGCCGACGCCGGCCGGCGAATACCCCGTGATGGACGGGCGGCCGGACTGGGCCACCCCGGAGGTGGAGGACCGCTTTCGCCAGGCGAATCTGGCCCTGGGCGCGAATCTGATCGGCACGGGCAAGACCAACGCGAATCAGCTCGTCGCGGCGCTTCAGGGCGCCCTGAATCTCGGCCTGCAGCGCAAGCTGCTGGACGGGAAGGCGCAACCGGAAGCCGTCGCCCGGGTCATGGGGGCCATGGCCGGGAAGCCGACGGTGGACGTGACCGGCAGCGGCATCGCTTTCGACCCCTACGGGAACAAGACCGATCTGAACGTGGAGCCGTTCATGGCCAAGGCGCAGGCCGCGGGCGGGGCCGGCGGAAGCGGCGCCGGTGGCGGGGCGCGTCTGCCGAACACGGCCCGGATGATCGAGTACTACCAGCGGCTCGGTTACCCGCAGGAGGAGGCCGTGCGCCTGGCGAACACCGCCAAGCGGCAACCGGTGAGCAATCTGCTGATGAACGCCTACATGCAGGCCGCCGAGACGGTGAACATGATGCCGCCGCCCGAGGGGATCGAGATGGGCTCGCCTGAGTACCAGGCCTGGCGCGAGCGGATGATCGAGACGATCGCGCGGCGGGCCTACGAGTTTTCGCAGCGGTTCGGATCGCCGGAGGCCTCCGCCATGCCCGGCACCGGGCCGTCCGATCCGGCCGATCCGCTGGGGCTGCGCCGGTGAGTCTCGAGGCCTTCCGCCAGCGCTATCCGCAGTACGGCGACATGAGCGACGAGCAGCTCGCCTCGGCGCTGTACGAGTAGTTCTACGCCGACATGCCCAAGGAGACGTTTCGCGCGCGTCTGGGGCTCGCCGCGGACGGGAAGACGCCGCCGGCCACCGAGCCGCCGGGCCGTGCGCTGGCCGAGGCGTTCGCCGCGGCGCTGCCGCCGGGGCTGAAGGTGCCGACGGCCTTGCCGGGAGCGCCTGCGCCGCTCGACCTGCCGCCGGTGACGGTGGCGCCCTCCGAGCTGGGGAACCGCGCCTATTACGGCAACCCGCGGGAAGGGCTGACGCCGGATCTGCCGCGGCTGCCGGCCTTCGCGCCGAAGGTGACGATCAAGGATTACGATACGTCCACCCCGGCGGGGTTGAGGGCGATGCAGGCGGACGAGACCGCCGGCGTGCCGGGGCCGGTGGCGAAGCCGATGCCGCCGGAGACGCCGGTCGATCTGGCGCTGAACCTGGCCACCCTGCAGGCCGGCAAGGGCGAGAAGACGCCGAAGGCGATGGCCCAGGCGGACGTGTACGCCATCGATCGGAACGCGGCGCGCGAGCGCGGCATGTCGCTGAAGGCCTGGCGCGAGGCCACCGGGCCGCGCACAGGCCCGCTGGCGCGGGCCGGCAAGGATGTGGCCGCCGGGGCGCTGGCCACTTGGCAGGGCATGACCGGCTACCTGGCGCGCCTGGCCGGCGGCGATCCGCGCCTGCGTTCGCTGCAGGCCGACATGGGCGCGAAGGTGGCGGATCTGATGCCGGCCGATCCCAATTTCTTCGACGATCTGGCGGCGGGCTTCGGCTCCACCGCGGCCTTCTTCGTGCCCGGCGTCGGCATCGTGCGCGGCGCGCAGGCCTTCGCGCAGACGGCGCCGCGCATGGCCCTGTGGCTCGGCGCCGGGGCGGCCGGCGGCATGGAGGCGGCGGCCGAGGCCGGCGGGGTTTACGAGCGGCTGCTGGCCGAGGGCAAAAGCCCGGAGGAGGCGGCCGCCATGGCCGACAGGGTGTTCTGGGCCAACACCGCGCTGGTGACGCTCACGGACCGCTACGGCCTGTTCGCGGAGAAGGGCGGCCAGGTCCTGCGCCGCGCGCTCGGCGCGGTGAACGAGGGCATGCTGCAGGAAGGGCCGCAGCAGATCGTCTCCAACCTGGCCACCGGTCGCCCGTGGTACGAGGGCGTGCCCCGCTCGGTGGCCATCGGCGGCATCGTCGGCGGCGGCCTGGCCGGCTCGGTGCGCTCGCCGCAGGCGCGGCTCGGCGCGGCGCTTGACCAGGCGGTGGACGAGCGGCAATTGCCGGACGCCGAGGCCATGGCCCGGCAGGCCCTGATGCCGGAGCGGGCCGCCGCCGTGACGGCGGGGCGTCCCGGCGTGGCCGGCCAGGCCCGGTCGCCGGGCGTCGAACCGGGCGGCGCTTCCCGGGAAACGCCGCTTCCCGCCACTGCGCCGGCGGCGCCGCTTTTCTCTCGCGAATCGCCGCCGAACGGCTATACTGCGGTACATGGACGAGACGAAACCCAACAGGATCGTGACCCTGCAGCCGCGCCCGGAAGATTGGGAACGGGTGCGCCGGGAAGTGTGCTCCCGAATGCAGCCGGCCGTGCCGGGCACGCCGGTGACGGACGAGGAGGCCATGACTCTGCCGCAGCCCAAAATGATGACGGAAGAGGAGTTCCGGCGGCTGAAGGCGAAATTCAGGTCGATGATCTAGACGCCCAGGCCTTCGTCGCCGGCCTCACCCCGCAGGAACTGCAAAACCCCAACATCGTCGCCTACGCCAGGCAGGAGTGGCGAGCCCGAGGCTGGGACTCGCCCTTCTTCCGCAAGTGGTTCGGCGATGGCTATTTCCGCCAGCCCGACGGCGAGCCGCAGATCATGTATCACGGCACGCCGGCGGTGTTCGAGGCCTTCGACAAGGCGAAGATCGGGGCGAGCGGCCACGCCGCCTCCGGCCTCGGCTTCTTCCTCACCACCAACCGCGACCAGGCCGATCACTACCGCGACGGCGGCCAGGTGATGGAACTGGTCACCAACATCCGCAATCCCTACCGCATGAGCCTCGCCGAGTTCGCCGGCTTCGAGTCGGTCGAACAGGCCCGGGCGCGGGCCGCCGAGCTGCAGGCGCAGGGTTACGACGGAATCTATGTCGAGACGCCGAAGGTGCCGGGCGAGCGGCCACAGACCTACGTGATCGCCTTCGAGCCGACGCAGATCAAGAGCGTGGACAATCGCGACACCTTCGACGCGGCGGCCGACAACATCTATCTCTCCCGCCAGCGGCCTCCCGGGCGGCAGACGGCCGCCGCGCAGCAGCAAAGCCCCGCGCAAGCGGGGCTTTCCGTCTCCGCGGTCGAGAAAATCATCGCCGGCGTGATCCTGAAGTGGGGCGGCAACGCGCCGCGGGTGCAGGTGGTCGCCAGCATGGCGGATCTGCCGGCGCACGTGCAGGCCCAGGCCGATGCCCAGGAGGGCATCGGCACCGTGCAGGGCGTGCACGATCCGGAAACGAACGCCATCTACCTGGTGGCGTCGGGCCTGCGGGATCGCACGGCGGTCCTGCGCACCCTGGCTCACGAAGCCGTGGGCCATTACGGCCTCGAGGCGATCCTCGGCCGCCGTCTCGACAGCGTGCTCGAACGGGTCCAGTGGCTGCGCAAGCAGGGCGATCCTGTCATCGTGCGCCTCGCCGCGGCGGTGGACGCCGCCTACGGCGAGCTGTCTCCCCATACGCAGGCGCGCGAAATCATCGCCCGCCTGGCGGAAGAGGGCGTGCGCCATCCGCTGCTGGTGCGCCTGCTCGATGCGCTGCGCGCCTTCCTGCGCAAGCTGGGCTTTTCGATCCGCTTCTCGGTCGCCGATCTGCGCGCCATGCTCGTGAAGGCCGCCCGCCATCTCGAGTCGGACCGGCCGTCGGCCGCCCAGCGGACGCGGATCGATGAGCGGATGTTTTCGCGCGGAACCCGCTTCAGCGAGGTGCCGGTGCCGCCGCGCACGGCGCGCTGGATGGGCTTCGAGGGACCGATCCGCCTGTTCGCGGACTTCGCCGCCCTGCAGCGGCGTCACGCGGAATACTACCGCTCGGCGGACGAGGTGAGAAAGGATGTCGAATACGTGCTGGCGAGCCCCGACGACTGGTTCCCGCATGCGGACGGGCGGATCACGATCTTCCGGCAGGGCGCAGGCGGGGTGCCTTCGCTGAGGATCGACTTCCGGTTCGAGCGAAAGGGCATGGGCGGTTACCGGATCGTGTCCGTCTATCCGATGACGCGCCGGTCGATCGCCGGGAAGATGAAAAAGAAGAGTGGGGACCTGGGCCGGGACGGACGCATCTCAGAGCGTATCGTGAGCAGCATGAAACCCGGATACCTCTCCATTGCCGAGTACCTCGGCGAGGCACAGGGAAACGGGTCTTCGGCTCCTGCCTCCCCCTCCGGGGAAGCTCACCAGGCCCCGGCGGAAAATATAGCCGCCGATCCGGCGGGGCGCAACGGTGAAGGGGTTTCCCGGGAAACGGCGGAAGCGAATCGCCGCGATGTGCAGGTGCCGGTGAAGGATAGTTCCGTGCCTGAAAAAAACAAGGCGCGCGAGACGGGCAAGGGCGGGAACGGACCGTCGTTCTCGCGCGCCGAGCCGGAAATGCTCGACGCGCTCGAGACCGCCGCGCAGGAAACGCTGCGCGATCGCGCCGGCGTGGCCCTGGATCGGCTCAAGGCCGAGTCCTACGGGCTGCTCACCCGCCAGATGCTGGCCGACGTGGGCAAGGGGGTGCTGCCGCAGATCGGAACATACGTGAAGATCGCTTCGCAGATGGATGCGGATCGCAACGCCCTGCTCAATGAGGCCGGCGAGCTGGCCAACCGCTGGGTGGCCTTCCTCTCGCAGGACCGCGAGGCGGCCAATCGTCTGGCCGGCCTGATGCACGAGGCCACCGTGGCCGGGGTGGATCCGAGCGAGGACTATGCGCCGGTGATCGACATCGCCGAGGGCCGCAGGAAGGTGGCCATCCTCAAGCAGAAGGCGCGGGGCCGCGGCGGCGAGGGCACGGCGAAGTTCCTGCAGGAAATCGAGGAAACCCTGGCCACCATGCGTTTCGAGGAAGGCCGGCGCGAGGCCTGGCCGGCGCTGCGCCGCCGCTACGAGGCGCTGCCCGCCGAGGCCAAGGCCCTGTTCGCGGCCGTGCGCGACATGTACCGCCAGCGCTTCGAGGCCACTCAGCAGGCCCTGCAGGAGCGGATCGACCGGGCCGAGCTGTCGGCCAGCGAGCAGCGGGCGCTGAAGGCGAAGCTGCGCCAGCATTTCGAGAAGGTCACCGTCCAGGGGCCCTACTTCCCGCTGGCCCGCTTCGGCGAGTTCTGGGTGAGCGCGAAGAAGGGCGAGGGCGAGGGCGCCGAGACGCGCTTCTACATGTTCGAGGGCAGCGATCAGCAGCGCCGCCAGGCCGCCGCGCTGCGCCGGGCCGGCTACAAGGTCACCGTCGGAAAGAAGCTCGAGAACGCCCCGGCCCTGCAGGGCGCCAGCGCGGGCTTCGTGGCGGACGTGGTCGACATCATCGAAAAGACCGGCGGCAGCGGCACCATCGCGGAGAAGGTCAAGGACGAGATCTACCAGCTCTACCTCTCCACGTTGCCGGATCTGTCGCTGCGCAAGCGCTTCATCCATCGCAAGAAAACGAAAGGCTACAGCCAGGACGCGCTGCGGGCCTTCGCCCGCGACATGTTCCACGGCGCCCATCAGCTCGCCAGGCTGCGCCATGCCGACAAGCTCGAGACGCTGCTCGAAAACATGCGCGAGTCGGTGCCGGCGTCGTCCGATCCGAACAAGGCGGCCGACATCTTCAACGAGCTGCAGAAGCGCCACCAATGGTTGATGAACCCGCAGAGCCACTGGCTGGCCCAGTTCCTCACCAGCGCCGGGTTCGTCTTCTATCTCGGCCTCACTCCGGCCGCGGCGCTGGTCAACACGTTGCAGACGCCGCTGGTGGCGTTTCCGGTGCTGGGCGCCGAGTTCGGCATGGGCAAGGCCTTCCGGGCGCTGGAGAAGGCCGGCCGGGACTATTTCGCCGGCGGCATGGACATCGAGGCCGCCCTGAGCGACGAGGAGCGTCGCGCCTACCAGGTGCTGGTGGACGCGGGGGTCATCGAAAAGACCCTGGCGCACGACCTCGCCGGTCTGTCCGAAACGCCGTCGTCCATCTATTCCACGCGCGCGGCGAAGGCCATGCAGGTGGTGACCTTCCTGTTCCATCGCGCCGAAGTCTTCAACCGCCAGGTGACGGCCATGGCGGCCTACCGGCTGGCCAGGGCAAGCGGTCTGGGCGTGGAGGCGGCCGTCGACAAGGCCCGCGAGCTGACCCTGGAGAGCCACTTCGAGTACAGCAACGCCAACCGCGCCCGTTTCATGCAGAGCAACGGCGCCAAGGTGCTGCTGCTGTTCAAGCAGTACAGCCTCAACATGGCCTGGCTGCTGGGTCGCAACCTGCAGCTCGCCACCGCCCCGGCCCGCGCCGGGGCCCGCAACGCGCTGGCCCGGGCAACCGGCATCGAGGCGCTGCGCAAGCAGGTGGACGTGGACGTCGAAACCGCCCGCCTGGCCCGGCGCAAGCTGGCCGGGATCCTGTTCATGACGGCGCTGGCCGGCGGGATGAACGCCATGCCGTTGCTGTGGCTGGTCGAGCTGGTGCTCGAAGCGCTGTTCGACGACGAGGACGACCCCTGGTCGTTCGAAACCGAGGTGCGCAACTTCCTCTACGATCATCTCGGCGCCAGGGCGGCCGACGCCGTGTACCGCGGCCCGGTCGAGGCGTTGACCGGCGTCGGGATCAGCGATCGGATCAGCCTGAACGAGCTGTTCTTCCGCAGCCCGGATCGGGATCTCGAGGGCAAGGCCGCCGCCGACTACTGGCTGGAACAGCTCGCCGGCCCGGTCGCGGCCATCGGCGTCAACACCTGGCGCGGCACGCAACTGGTGCGCGAGGGGCATCTGTACCGCGGCATCGAGGCGATGATGCCCAAGGTCGCGAAAGACGCCATGAAGGCCTGGCGCTACGCGAGCGAGGGCCTGCAGAACCTGCGCGGCGACGTGCTGATCGGCGAGCTCTCGCCCTACGAGATCGGCCTGCAGGCCAGCGGCTTCACGCCCGGCCGGGTGGCGAAGCGCTACGACGCCAACCGCGCCTTTTACAACTACGACGACCGGATCGCGAAACGCCGGGCCCGCCTCGTCAACCGCTGGGCGATGGCCATGATGACCGGAGACGGCGACGGGATCCGCGAAGCCCTGGCCGCCATCCAGCGCTTCAACGGCAAGAACCCGTCGTTCCGGATCGGCCAGGAACATCTGAAAGGCTCCCTGAAGCGGCGCCTGCAGTATTCCACGCGCAACCGGGGCGGCGTCTACGTGACGAAACGCAACCTCGGCACGCTGAACCGGATCCGGTTCGCCAACGAATAGGAGGACACATGGCCCAGCCCACACCCTACGATCCGACCACCGACTTCAGCCAGGAGGAAGCCAACGCCGTCGCCGGGCGCAGCACCGTGCGCACCGCCGCACTCGACGCCGAGCTGTCGGCCATCGCGCTCACCCTGAGCCAGGTGCTCGCCAACCTGGCGCTCCTGCAGCGCGACGACACGAAAGTCGCCAACGAGATCATTCACCCCGATTCGCTGGATCCCAACACCAAGGCGTTGATGACGGGGAAGTGGAATCCGCGCGGCGCCTGGTCGTCGGGGACCGAATACGTCAATGCGGATCTGGTCACCATGAACGGCGATAGCTGGGTCTGCGCGGTCGCGCACGTGGCCGCCGCCAGCTTCGCGGCGGACGAGGCGGCCGGTCGCTGGGTGCGGGTGGCCGGCGTCTCCCATGACGAACTCGGTTCCACGCTCACCGGCGCGGGTGCCTCGCTCGTGGCCATCGAGGACGCCGGCAACCTGTTCGCGGCCGGCGACGTGGAGGCGGCTCTTGCCGAGATCCTGAGCCGCCTGGCCGCCACCACGACAGGCGATGGCGCCAGCATGGTGGCCATCGAAGATGCCGGCAATCTGTTCACGGCCACGGATGTGGAGGCGGCCCTGGCCGAGATCCTCACGCGGCTCGCCTCGGTCTCGGCAGGCGATGGCGCCAGTCTGGTCGGCGTCGAAGATGCCATGGGCTATTTCACGGGTGCCAACGTGGAAGAACTGCTGGCCGAGATCGGCGCGCAGCTCGTTCCGGCGTCGACCACGGCCCAGGGCTTCGTGGAGCTGGCGACGGTCGATGAAGCCGCCGCCGGCACCGATGCCTCGCGGGCGGTGACGGCAGAGGCGCTGGCCGGCGCGTTGTCGATGGATGCGCTGCTCAAGTCGATGGGATTCAACCGTGAAACGAAGATCCTCGGCCTGGCCCTGTCCAGCGTCAATTTCGGCAAAGCCGTGGCCATCAGCGCCGATGGCATCACGCTGATTCTGGCGCGGAATCAGCGGATCTACGAATATCGCAAGAGCGGCGGCGGCTGGGCGCAGCAGGCCGAATTCTATGCCACCGATGCGAATATCGGCTATGTGAGCGATGTGGCCGTCAGCGCGGACGGCAACACCGTGGTCGTCGGCTATTACACCGCGAACGATGGCTCGAACATGGGCGTCGCCTATGTGTTCGTGCGCTCGGGCGGCGGCTGGTCCCAGCAGGCGAAGTTGTCGGCCAGCGACGGTCTCGGTGCCTATTTCGGAGAACGAGTCGCGATTTCCGCCGATGGCGACACGGTCGCTTGCGGATCGAGATTGACCGACTATTCGACGACGACCGATACGGGTGCCGTCTATGTCTACTCGCGTACCGGAACCACATGGACTGAGCAGGCCATCCTGAAAGATTCGTTTCTGTCAGCCTATGACTACTTCGGTAGCGATGTCGCCCTCTCGGCAGACGGGAACGTGCTCGCAGTCGGGGTGCCGGGCAGAGCCTATACCACGAACGCCGATCAGGGACAGGTCTGGGTGTACGAGCGCAGCGGCACGGCATGGTCCGGGCCGACGTATGTCACCGCGAGCGACGGCGCGGCCGGAGACCAGCTCGGTTCCTCGGTGACCCTCTCGGCCGATGGCCAGACGCTGGCGGCCGGGGCGCCCTATGCCGATCCCAGCGAAACGGATCGCGGGGCGGTCTACGTTTTCACCCGGAATCAATCGGGCTGGTATCAGCGGCAGAAGCTGACCTCATATCCTGGCGATCTGTATTTCGGCAAGCGCGTCGCCCTGTCCGCCGATGGCCGGCATCTCGTGTCGACCAGCAGCGGAGCACCGGTCAACGGTGTCAGCGGCGTGGGCAAGGTCTACTGGCACCGTCTACAGTATGGGTCGTGGACGGAAAAACGGAAGTTCGCGGCCGCCGATGCGGCTACGGGGGACGCCGGCTACGGCGACAAGCTCGCGATCACGCCCGCAGGGCACATCGTCGTCATCGGCGCGCCCGGGTTCGACGAAACGTACGGGGATCAGGGCGCGGTCTATGTTCATGAAAAAACGGTATTTTGATTATGAGTCGATTCAATTTGGCGATTGATACCGTCCTCGAACACGAGGGCGGCTACGTGAACGATCCGGACGATCCCGGGGGCGCCACCAATTTCGGCATCAGCCTGCGCTATCTTCGCAAGGCCGGCGAGCTGGACGGAGAACTGATCGGCGACATCGACGCCGATGGCGACGTGGACATCGACGACATCCGCGCCATGTCGCGCGAGGATGCCGAACACATCTACAAGGTGATGTGGTGGGACCGTCATCGCTATGCCCGCATCCGGGACCAGGCACTGGCGACGAAGGTCTTCGACCTGGCCGTGAACATGGGCGCGCGCCAGGCGCACCGCCTGCTGCAGCGGGCCTGCCGCGCCGCCGGCCGGCCGCTCGTCGAAGACGGCATCATCGGCCGCAACACGCTGGCGGCTGTCAACGGCCTCGATGCCGAGGTCCTGCTCGCCGCCCTGCGCAGCGAGGCCGCGGGATTTTATCGCGTCCTCATCGCCAGGGATCCCGTGCGCAAGAAATGGGAAACCGGCTGGTTGCGCCGGGCCTATTCGTAAACGAGTAACGAGGAACGACGCATGAACTGGAAAGACCTGGTGAAATCGGTCGCCCCGGTGCTCGGCACCGCCCTCGGTGGCCCCTTCGGGGGCATGGCCACCCGCTGGCTCGCCGGCAGGCTGCTGGGCGACGAAAACGCAAACGAAGCCGAGCTGGAAAGCGCCATCGCCACCGCCAGCCCGGACACCTTCGCCCGGCTGCGAGAGCTGGACAACGAGTTCCGCCTGGAGATGAAACGGATCGGCATCGAGGAGAAACAGCTCGAGGCGCAGGATCGCGCCAGCGCCCGAAGCCTGGCCAAGGTCAACATGCTGCCGCACATCGTCATCAGCGGCATCTACGTCGTCGCCTTCGCCATCGTCCTCTACCTCGTGTTCACCGCCACCATCGACATGACCCAGATGCAGGAGCGCGTCATGATGTACCTGCTCGGCATCCTCTCCGCCGGCCTCCTCCAGATCATGAATTTCTGGTTCGGCTCCAGCAGCGGCTCCAAGCAGAAAGACGCAAAACTCGCGCCGCGATGAGCGACGCATCACGCCCGCCGGATCCTTCTACAATCGCCGAAACGCCATCAAGAAAATCAAAGGTTTGCGAAAACCGCGAAGACGGGGTTTGTAGAAACGCCGATTCCGAATATCCTTTTTCGATCAAAGCGCAACGTCCATGTCCGCCGCTGCTTCGTAATCAGTAGGTCGGAGGTTCGACTCCTCTCGTCGGCACCACTTCCCTGTTCCATCGGTTTCCGCCCAACCGCCCCGGGTGCTATTCTCGGACTGTTTCCCCCAAGCGGTCCGCCATGAAACTGTTCGCCAGAAACGATGCCGGCCTGATTTCGCCCGCCCTGCTGCGGCGGGCGGATCTGGCGGCCTTCGCCAATCTGCCCCGTGCCTACCGGAACCCCGATCGGACCCTGGCGGAACCGGAGGCGGTGCGCGCCCGTCTCGAGGCTCTGACCCATCAGCCGGAACGCCTGCTTGAGGATGCCCGGCACCTGCTGGCCGGCTACAACCTCCAGCGGTTGCGGCCCGAGAAACGCGAGGCGCTGGCCCGCCAGATCCTGCAGATCGTCTATCCCGTGGTGGCGCGAATCCACGACAAGGCCCGGGATCGGGTCAGCAGCCTCCCCGAGAGCCCGTCCCGCCGGGCGCATCTCACGGCTGCCATCGGGGTGCTGGAACAGCTGGCCATTGCCTGGAAGCATCTGTACCGGGAAACCTGGCATCGCGACGTCCGGCGTTATCGCAAGCAGCGGGATGCCATCTACCGCCATGGCTTTCGCGCGCTCGAGATGCTGTTCCTCGAACAGCGGTTGCGTGCCCTGCGTTTCCAGAAGTTGCCGCGCAACGCCTGGGTGGACGTGAACCACGTCTTCTTCGCCCAGATCCTGCATGACGACATCGAAGCTCCCCTGCCGCTGACCGGCTTCGTGGGCCTGCGCCGGCGCAGCGGGCAGAGCGGGGCGACGTCCCGGCCGCAGACCAGCCTGCAGCGCCTGTATCTGTCCATCCAGTTGTTCGGCGTGCTCGACGTGAGCAGCTGGCCGACCAGCCTGTTCACGGTGCCCGACGCCTATCTCGATTCCCTCGATACCGGCATCGAGTTGCGGCGCGACGATGGCGAGCCGCTGGCGCCCGGCACCCTCATTACCTGGCTGAATCACGATGCGCCGCCGGTTTTCGAGCGGCCGGCGGAGCTGGCCGAACCGGCCCTGCAACTGGATTACACGGCGTACTACAACCGCCTGATGCAGGATTACGAGACGATTGCGGAGATGCGATTCCTCGACGACTTCGATCCCCGTCGGATCAGCACCCCCCTGCGGCGGCTCGAGGACGAAGATCGCGTGCCGGTGCTGCAGCTCATGCTGAGCGCCCTGCACAAACGGGAACGTCGGTCCCGCCGTCATGCAGTGGTGGGGGAGAACCACATCCGGGTCTGGTTCGGCCTGGGGGAGGTGGCGGCCCGGCTGCTGGAGACGGCGACGCCGGAATGGCGCCATCGCCTGCGCTCGCGGGAGTTTCGCGAGGCCCTGGGCCAGGCTGCGAAACTGGCGCTTGGCGATGCGCGGGGCGAGTCCGGCGGCCATTGGCAACTGGTCAACTTCAGTGCCGGCGGCATCCTGATCAGCGCCCTGGATGGCGAGTTCGGCCAGCCGGTCGCCCTTGGCCAGCTGGTGGCCTTCCTGCCTTCCGACGAAGCCGGAGCGCCCTCGATCGGGTATGTCTGCCGGCTGAACCGGCCCCAGGATCGGGTCGTCGAGGTGGGAATCACCCGCCTGGCCACCGCGGCCGAGCTGGTCATTCTCGACATCCCGGACACCGACGGTCAGGCGCGGATCCCGGCAATGCTGCTGCACGATCAGGACGGTGCAGGGTACGTGGTGTGCGAACCGGACGACCGCCTGCAACCCGGCCTGCCGCTGAAATTGCAGCGGGGCGATGGCGAGCATCCCGCCCGCCTGGGCGAGCTGCGCCTGTCGAAACCGGAATTCAACCTGTTCGAACTGCGCTCGCCGGGGTTGGGCCGCGCGCCGCGCTGA